CGCTCTTGGTGTAGGTTACGCTCGGCAAGAAAGCTCCACCTTTGGAAGCGTACAAGCGAGCCGTCATTTGAATTTCGTCAGCCATGTTGTGTTAGGTTAGATTGTAGGTGTTAGAGTGTCTACTGGATAAACAAAAGTGTCCCAAGCGGCAAATGTCCAAGTCTCATTGCGTTCAACTTGGTTTGTTTTAATGACTAAAGAGGTTGAATCGTTTGCTTTTAACCAAGCCCAAATAGTTCCCTTTGGAGTTAAATTTGGATCAGCAGGAGCTTTTGGCATCATTGATATTACTGATGCAGGAAATTTATTCAGATTTGCCAAAAAAGTTCCAGTGTAAACAACTGGAACAAAAGAAGGTGTTTTTGGAAGTCCGTTTAATCCAGAATAATTTGATATCCTAGTCAAAGAAACTCTTGAGGTTTGAAAGCTGGTTTGACCGCGAGCAAATTTGACAACAAGCTCTGCCGCAATTGGAAACAAAGATTCTGAGAATGTAAGCTTGTTGTTTTTTGGATCTTCACTAGCAAACTTAATGGCTCCATAGTAATCCCCTTCTGTTGCTCCGGTTCCAAAAGTTTCAACAAACTTTTTGGCTTCTGCTCTTACCTTTGCCAAATCAAATAAAGAAGCATCAATGTATTCTGTTCTAAACTCATATCGAAACGATGGTGTTTCATCATTAAGAGTTTGTTGGGTTATAGGTGCTGGTGTAGTAGCTTCACCAGTTTGGAGCGCATAGTCTATCGGAACAGCGGTTCCGCTATAAGTAACAGTTGCTTCTGAATATGCGCCGTTTTCGATTATTTGATATTTTCCACCAGCATTAACCCACGCAAGCGAAGCAACTCGCAAAGCGTCTTTGCTTCCTCTGTATTTGTAAACAACAACTAATCCAGTACCGTCTCCGCTGGTGTATTCCCGAGATACCTCAACGAATTGAAGTTGTTCTGGATTGATTAACGAGCTTTTGACAGTTCCCATATTATTCTCTTGAGATTACTTGTGCCGTTGTTGCGCTACTCTTAGCAATCAGTTTGAGTTGAATTGTCTGCTCAATAGCTTGTTTGATTGCGGAATCTTGACCGCTTTGAAAACCAGTAAATCCACCAATGCGAGCAAGTGAGTCTTGCGCTCCACCAAAAGAAAATTGTTGTCCACGTATTTGCTGATACATCGTTTTTGGACCTTTAAATCTAGGATCGTTCGGGTCTTCTTCAGGATTAACTGTGGGTTTCGTTCCAACAGCCATTTGAGCAATTATAGAAGGTATTTGCAGTGGTATAGAAAGTATTGCCGCAAGAGTTCCAGCTTCCTTTCTGAGGATTTCAAAAGTACGCAAAGCATTTTCAAGAGGACTAGTTGCTTGCGTTAGAATAGGAGCAGCGGTTACTTTTGCGGTTTTTTCTAATCTTTCAATTGCGTCATTAAATTTTCCTAATGCTTCAATGTCTGATTTTTTGAATAACGATATTTGACCAAGTTGATTAAATTTTCCAGCAGCAAGCGCAGCTTTTACCAATTTAAGCCCAAGAAGATCTGTTGCGGCAGACATCATGTCTGCATTGTTTCTGTTTGCGTTTAAAGCGGCTCCAAGCTTTATAAGAACTTGTTCGCTACCAACGGTTTCTTGGCTCAAATAATCAATTGAGATCCCAAGTCTTTCAAATGCCTCCCTTTGAGGTCCAGCAGATGTTAATGCGGAAATTCTTGCATCATTAATTCTACCAATAGCACCTGCAATAGATTCAAATTTTACTCCAGATTGAGAGGCTAAAACTTGGAATTTTTGAACATCGTCTGTGGATATGTTTAATTGCTCAGCTAGATCACCTATATCATCACCAAGAGAAACTATTGATTTGGCAAAACTAGTGATTGCAGCAACTGACAACGCTGCTCCCATCTTTGATGTTATGGAATCTTTGAGATTGTTTCCAAACTTGTCTCCAGCACTTTGAGCGCGTTTGATTCCCATCTCAAATTGAGATGAATCAAGTCCAAGCTTTACCAACATCGAAAGAATACCCATATCAGTTATCTTGTTGGTTTTGCCATATGGCTTCGCTTTGGTCGTCCCATAACTGCACGTTACCCATCATTTCTGCGTGAGCTAGAATCAGCCTTTCTGCATCACCGAGAGGCATCTTGACGGCATCGTCTGGTCCAATTCCTATATGGAGACAACCGACAAGCACTCGCTCGGTCCACGGCATTGCGGGAAGCTTTGATTTAGTTCCCGCTTCCATCAACACCTCTGGAGCGGTGGATTGTTCCTTAAGCCACAACTGGAACTTGTCTGACTCCACCATCAGATTCATTCGCTTAATCCGCTTTCCCCACAACCATAGGAACAGATCCCTCCAGAATGATTTAATTGATCTAATGGACTCCAGAGGAGGCTGTGAGCAAACAAGCACAGCCTCAGCTAGATCATTGGACGTAATCTCTCCACCTAAAACGTACGGGGATCGAAGTCTTTGCAGCAATATCGCGTGACCTACAGTGTAGGGGACAAGTCGAACCCCAAGCACCACTGGTGCTGGAGGTCCGGTCTCTGCGAGTATTCTGGCAAGTTCTGACACGATTACAGAGTGTAAACCGTCGCATCACCAGCCATAGAAGGATACTTGGTCAAATTGACGGTAACCATAGCTTTGCCGCTAGAAGTAAATTTGACGCTTCCACCGCCGGAATAAACGTAATTACCATTAATGGAAACGCCTCCGTAAGTTGTAGCGTCAGCACCAGCAATGGCAGCGTAACCATTCACGTTAGGCAAAGACGCACCAGTCAAAGCGATTGCAGCACTAGTCGCGCTGCTAGGAATGAACGTAACGCTAAGAGAAATACGCTCATTGGCTGCAATTTGAGCGATAACATCACCGGCAGAATTCTTAATCTGCTCAACGTCCGCTTCATGCGTTACATCGTAGCTTTCAATGGTGCTAATTGCGCCACTTAGAGCAGTTCCGGGAGATACTCCGGTTTGATTAAAAAGCTGAATCGTCCCCTTAGATCCGTAGACTAGGGCTAGACCTTTAGATTGTGCCATGTTTGTGGGTTGTTAGATCGTGTTTGCTGCTGCGAAAATTGTCATGGATCGCGAAAAAGTTCTAGCTCTTTCGCTGATGTCGTTGATGCCAAAGTCAACTGGAACTGCGAATTGCGCGTTGAAGCCTCCCGAGGGATCGGTGTCGAGTGCGTCTAACTCCGCAATGTTCCCGTCAACGTAGAGGTATTGCAGGAGATTCTCAAAGATTTGCACAACCGCCAGAGCTTGAGCCTCCGAGGTATCGTCTGCGGACAACTGGAGCGTAGCGGTAATGTCTATCTCGCAAGTGCGGTCTAGGGGATGCACCGGAACCGCAGTCGATGCGCGGACAACAATGCGCGGGAAGCTCGGCATCTGGTCCTCTAAGTCTGGATCTGCAAACGCGCCGTGACCGTAGCTTGTGAGACAAGTCGGAGTACCAATAGGAGACTCTGACCAGTCTTCAGCGGCCAGCCAGTCAACTAGAGCGCGTTCAGTGCGTAGGGCTACAGCGTTCATGTAACTGTGATTCCTTTGGATTCAGACCCATCAAAAGCGGCTTGCAGTGCTGCTGCAATGTGATTCTCAAGCTCTCTCGCTTCATCGTTATAAGCTTGTTGCATCGCTTTGGCGTAGATTCCTTCAACGGTTCCAACCTGATTGTCAGCCAATCCAATGTTCATGCGTACCTGACTTGATGGATTAATTCCAGATCTAGCTTTTTGCGTATTAGCTGACGAGCCTTTGTGCATTGCTACGTTCTCCTGCGGCAAGCCGTATTGATTTGCAAGACTGATCAACGCAGCATTTCCAGCCACTGACTTAACACCAGCGGAACCCTTCTTTGCGCGTCTAGTTCCTCCAAATTGTTGGAAGGATGGTGAAAGCTTTTTGATCGCTTTAGTCACGCATGACTTGAGGTATCCAACAGAACCAGCAGCGCGTCTGCGGAGCTTTCCCGCAGCGTCACGCATATCTTGACCGTAGAGACCGGGTTTTCCAGCCTTCGCGTTTTTAGCTTGAGCGATCAAGTGGACCACTCGTAGCTGTCGAGATTTACCCACTCGCTTGCCGGTCTTTTTGTCATAGCGATCCGCTCCAACAGGTCTGTTGAAGTAGTCCAGAATCTTGTTACGAGCCGCTTGGGGAGACTTAGGAGGCAACAAGCAATACAGCCGCAGCATCAGATAAAACGTGCGAGCGTTGACGGCATCAGCAAGAGATCGCTTGGTCTTGGGGAGGTACTCCTTCCAAGCCTCATCAAACCTCGACGTATCAACTGTAACGGTTGGAGTCATTTGGTTTTAGAGCCAAGTTCAAGCGCGTAATAAGCTCCAGATCCATCACGTTTTGCGGACATAATCCGCATCTGGCGACCGTCGTAAGTGAGGAGCCTTCCCACCACCGGAATCATCTTCCCGAAAGTCAGAAGCAAGCGGTCTGTGTTTTCTTGGAGAAGCAGACTGCCGCTCTCTTGCAAAAGCCGGTCAGCGGTCGAGCCAACGTCACAAGACCAGACCGCAGCGTCAACGGTTACCAGCGTTGAGTCAGCCAACCGCCAGTCGGAGAACTTAACCAGCACTCGCGCTTGAACGTTATCTTGAAACCCACCGGAGATAACCGAGTTAGCGTCAGTGATCGCAGCGGGTAGACAGCGCACTAGCACTCCCTGCCACAAGAACGACGGGTTTCCCATCGCGCTCTGCAGCACAGACATCCCCAACTGGAGACTAGTGGCTATTAAGTTCAAGCGGCGTGGAAGTAAACTCCGGTGACAATCAACGTAGATCCAGACTGAACGTGAGACGCTAGGGAAGAAGTGCTTCCGTTTTCGTAATGAACAATCTCAGCGTAAGATTGACCGGCAATTACACTACCTTCAATTTCAGTCTTAGCGTTTGAGGTAAGACCGTTAGCTTGAACTCCAACAGCCGCAGCGTAGGTTGATATATCTGGGATGCTTAATCGAAGGGAGCCAGAAGCCGTACCGCTTGCGGCGGTTACCGACAGCGAAACAGAAAACCAACGCAGATTCCCAATCTCCGTATATCGCGCGGAATTGATCGTGACGGTGTACGTTCTACCACCACCGGAATCCGTTAGAGTCGGAGTGTAAGCGGTCGCGGTATTAAGACCCGAGATATCGGTGTACAACTCCGTAAAGTTGTCGTTCGCTTTGATCCAAGACCCGCGCAACGTATCACCGTTGTTGTCGTTTGCGGTTGATCCGACATTGATAACTTGTTGTGACATATCAGTCTTTGGGCAATGCGTACCAACCTTCTGGAAGCGTTATCCGGTTGCTAGAGCGAACAGATACGCCGTCTGCTCCTTTGACCCATACTTTGGCTTTGACGCTCTCAGCAAGCCTCACCGGCTCACCGTGAGGCACCATAACCACGCGAGAACCACAACCGCAACTAGCGATCAGACTCAGCAATACGATCCAGCAACTTCTTTTTGAGGTCTGGATCTCGTTTTGCATCTTCAACGGTGGGAGGTTTTTGAACGAAACTAGTCAGCCACTTGAGCAGAGCGGTTACAATCTGTTCGATGAAATTCACTCGGGCTTTTTGTCAGCGTCTTTTGCGGCAATGAGACCAAAACCAATGGTCACAGCAGCAATAGTCGCAGCAATATCCAAATTGGTCGCAGGGTCACCGTCAAACAATGCTTTGAGCGCACCGCCAACAGCGACGAGGATTGCGCCGACACCGGCAAGAGTAGTTTTCCAGTTCATTTTTTGAAGGTTTTATACAGACCGATTGATGCTGCGATAAAGGCTAAAACAGCGGCCCCAAGTTGGAACCACTGAGTTAGCTGAGGAAGGAATGAGACCGCACCAGCAGCGGCAGCGGTCGCTAGAGATATTCCAACTCCGCTGCTGTTGTTAGTGTCGGTTTGCATTACTCAGTAGGATGGATTAACGGGCTTCAAGTGCCTGAACACGAGCGGTGAGTTCTTGAATTGCTTTGACCAAGATCGGGATGAATTTGGTTTCTGTGATCTTCAGACTCTCTTCCTTTTCATCGTCTGCAATCAACAGATCGCCAGCAACTCCACCGTGTTTCTTTTCGAGCGCAATGACATCTTGAGCCAAGAATCCCAACTGGGTTTTGGACTCTTTGTGAGTGCCATCCGGTGTCGAGTTTTCGTACTTATCGCGCTTGTCCCACTTGTAGGTGATGGGAATCAGTTCATTGACGAACTGCAACCCATAAGGCGCAGCTTGAACATCAGACTTGTCTCGCGAATCGGAGGTGACAGTCCACGCAACCAATATGTAAGCATTGGTGACGTTTTGATTACCGATAACAACTCGATTGCTCTCAGTCGTTAAGTTGATAACACTGGAAGAATTTCCAGCGGTGGCTCCAATTACAGTGTTTGAGGCTCCTGTCGTTAAATTAGCAGCAGCAGTTGCACCGATTACAGTGTTAGTTGAGTTAGTAGCATTATACGCTGCTTCTTTCCCTATTATTGTATTGTTAACTCCTACTGAATTTGTATATCCAGCACCAGATCCGACAAATGTGTTGCCGCCACCACTTAAGTTTAGGTTGCCAGCACTTGCCCCAATAAATACATTTTCTGTTCCGGTCGTGTTTGTCAGACCTGCATTAGATCCAAATGCGGCGTTTGATGCTGCGGTGTTATTCTTTAGAGCTTGATAGCCAAACGCTGCACCGTTAGCAGCAGTGGTGTTTAAAGACAGCGCACTAACGCCAAACGCGCTATTCGTCGCAACTGTTCCTGCGCCTTTGCCGACGGTAAGACCCTGAACCGTAGCGGCTCCAGTTACATCAAGTGTGGTTCCAACGGTTGCTGCGCCGGTGATGGTGGCGGAGCCAGCGGTAACGAGTCCGGTGACAGTAAATGCTCCACTCGCAGTCGGCGAGGATGAGAGGATGTTGTTGATGCTGATGCGTTTGGTATTCCCCGAGGCTGGTGGAGTATCCGACACGTCCACAATCGGGATCATGTCATTTATTGCATCGGCTGCCGTTAGGTTTGTTAGTGCTGAGATTTTAGCGTCTGCCATATCAGTAAACTGTTAAGATTAGTTTTCCCAAGTCTTCTTGTGTTAAAAATGTGGAGCCATCTTCCAGCACTATGCTGTCGAATGTGCCATACGAAATAACGAGCTTGCTGGTTCCATCTTCTTGCAGCAGGAATGTCTCGTCCTCTTGTAGAACATCCCTCCGCATAATCGGAGGCTCAGGCATGATCCCATTATAGGATCGCGTCCTGTTGATTGATGTTCCAATAGAGATCATTAGCTGCGAGCGAGGAAAGCCACAACGCTACCGGATGAGATCTGAAATCCGGTGATGTTACCCACCAGAGGGAATCCAGCCGGAATGGTCTTAGAAGTCCAAGTGCCGGATATTCCAAATCCCGTAATGGAAGTGAACACCGTCGGCTCGGTAGGAATCAAGCCAGACCAGTTGCCGGTCTGAGCGGCGGTGCTAGTGATTAGCGCAAAGCCCTCGCGGCCCATTGAATACTCAGTCGAAATGTCTGCTTGGACGGCCATAAAATTGTGTTTCGGTTAAAGGGAGGGTCACCAGCGTATCCAGTGACCCTCCCAGTTTTGGTTTGTTAACCCTTACGAATCTTCGGTGCTAAGGCTCCTTGTACCCACAAGATGAGCTTGCCTCCTTCAGGAACAGAAACAGTGTTGAAATTAGTGCGTTGGAGAGTCGCATCAATTTCGGGACCAGCCAGCAATTTAGTTTTGCCGGTCTTGTCCACTGCTATGGTCGTTGCAATGCGCATATCCTTAAGGATTAAGCGGTGATCAGAACCTCAGCTTGCGTAGTATCCGCAGCAGCCGCACCAAACATGATATCGTAAGAAGCCATGTGAGCGCGAGTGGAGCGGGAATACCAGACAGTAAGCAACACAGACAGACCGTTGCTCAACTCAACAGTGCGCTGCTCAACAAACTCGCCAGCGATCATTCCAACCGGCAAACCGCTCGCAACAGCAATAGCGTCCTGACCGCAGACGAAGCCAGCGGTGTTGGCGATAGCACCAGTGTAGTCGTTCTGCTCGAGGATGTTGGCAAATCCAAAGTAACCATTGTTCAACGGGCCGTATCGGCTGTCAGGGAACGGGTTGGTTCCAGCGGCGGCTGTGAGCTGACCGGAGAACATCAGGCGAGCCATGTGTCCACCGTCGAGCAACAGCAGCTTCTGTCGGTAGTTCTTGGCAAGAGCCAAGATCGCAGGGAGGTCGCTAGAATCAAAGTTGGCAGCAGTACCAATGACAGTACCAGCACCAAACAGCGCGGCAGTCATTTGAGCGGTCACCTTCTTGGAAATACCAAGAGCGAAGATCTCAGCGGAACCCATCGCCAGATCGCTGATAGCAAAACCCTGATTCAACTCCTGCTGAGTTACGGTAAAGGTCTTAGTGATCTGATTGACGGTAACGCTAGTAGCGGCAAGCGTAGACTGGTTAGCCGCACCATCCTCAAAGTTAGAGGCATTATCAACAGTCGCATCGCCAGTGGTGAACTTTTTAACTTGGACCGTTGCGCGAGGACGCAAGTTATCCAAGCCAACGTTGCGCGTAAAGCCAGCGATCATCGCGAGCTTAGTGGTAGCAACAGTGATAACCGCGTCAGCGAGATAATCGACAACGAGACCAGCAGCAAAAGTATTCGCGTTCTGGGGAGCGATCATCGCGGACTGGCGCAGCAACTCGCTGTGGTTTTGGATCAAGAAGCTCTGACGCTCTGCACCAGCGCGGAGGCTCTTGTGCTTCTCCAGCAGCGGGTTACCCAAGTTCACAATCACGGGACGAACCGGATCAGGAGCGGGAGCGGCGGTGGGCGATTTGATCGAAGCCTCCAAAGCGGTAAGCTTTGCAAGAATCGCGGAGAGATCAACGGGAGCGGCAGGAGCAGCCGCAGCCGTCACAGTAGTAGCAGTATCGGACATATTTGTGTCGGTGGTTTGTGTTGGTTGCGGCGTGGAGTCCACGCCAGAATCGTTGATGGTTTTTTCGCCATCAGTCGAAAGTGTTTTGTCTGTATTGGTATCAGACGGCTCTTCTAGTTGAGCGAAAAGAGCAGAGAACCAATCGCGTCCAGCAGCACCTCCCCAGAGGTTTGCTGCTACGTCGGCAGGAGTATTGGCTTCTGCTTCCAAGAATCGGTCGTTGCGTCCCCACCAAGCGTTAGCTTTGCGGATCTTGTCTTCGGTAGGAGCTTCGCCAGAAATCAGCGACTTAGCGTCAGCTACTGTAGCGGGTTCAAGACCGTCGCCAGCAAGACCTTCCTCGTATTGCTCAAGACCTCGACGGAGGTTGTTCTTGACCGTCTCAGGAGCAGTCTTGGTAACAGCGCGAGGATGCCATTTCGCGGCCATCGCAAGCTGCTTGATGGGTTTGTCAACCAAGCCAAAAGCAAGAGCCTCAGCAGTAGTAAACCAAGTCTCGGCTTTCATCGCAGCGCGGATAGACTCAGCGGAGCGTCCAGTCTTTTTAGCATACACTCCAACCAACACTTCAGCGTGTTGATCCAAAGCTTCAGCCATTTTCCGCATATCCTCGGAAGTACCGGAAGCCATTCCAGACGGATCGTGGATCATCATCAGAGCGGCATCAGCCATCTCTACGCGATCACCAGCAAGAGCGATAATTGACGCAATAGAAGCAGCAATGCCAACGACGCGAGTGGTGACCGGAGCTTTGCGACCGCGCAACTGGTTGTAGATCGACAAACCATCCCAGACATTACCGCCGGGAGAGTTGATCTCCACGAGAAGCGGACCATTACCAATCTCGTTGAGAACATCCGAAAACTGCTTTGCAGATAGACCGCTTCCACCGTACCAGTCTTCGCCAATTTGATCAAAGATTTGAACGGTAGCAGGATCACCGGCAGCGTTTGCCGGTGCGTAGTAAAGCCAATCTGACTTCTTGGTAAAACTCATTCGGTTTTCTTGGCTTTTGGTTTCCGAGTCTTCTTGACGGTAGCGGTAATCTCGTCCTGCTCTACAACAACAGGTTGCGACCCACCTTCTGACGGAGCAACTGGAGACGGAGATTCAGAAGGATCGCCTTCAATGTCAATAGCAGTTGCAACACTAGTTGCGGGACGCTCTTTCTGAATCACCGAAATCTCAGATACATCGACTCCGTATTTCGCAGCAAGTTGACGTACAAACAAAGCTTGTTGAGCTTTTGACTCTAAAGCAGAACGCCAATCAAGACCACGCGCACCATAGACCTCGTCAAAGGTAACAACTCCCGCTTCCAGTTCTGCTAATTGAGCCGCAGAATTACGGCCAACGTCAACATTCGGGGAGCGCGGAGCGGTGATTGATACTTCGTACCAATCCGAGGGAGCGTCATTGAGCGTAGGATCATTCTTGATCGCGTACTCCATCGCATATTCATAAATACGACGAGCCGCTGATGCCATGACCTGATGGCGAGACTTGAACCAAACAGCGGACATATCTAGCGCACCGCGATAGACGGTTCCCTGCATTGACTCGGGGTAAACCAGAACGTAAGGGATACCTACGCCAGCACAGACTTTCTCGGTCAGTTGTCGCCAGTACTCCCGCATATTAACGCCGGGACGCTCGGTTGCGAACTGCTCAAAACTGTCACCGTTCTTGAGCACCTTAACGCCAGATCCAAAGACCTGTTCGTAATAGTTTTCAGCGGTGTTTTGGGTCGTTCCAGCAGTACCAGCGCGGAGATTGCTCGCTTGGACTTCACCAGCGTCAGTCTTAACGATCTGAGCGACAGAAGCACCTAACTTACAAGCCTCCATCTCCAGCTTTTGCAGATCATCTAGATCGTGCAAATCGTTGATCACCGCCGAGACAAACGGAAGACCTCTAAGCTGACCGGGACGATTCGGCTCGTAGATATGTACAACCGAGTCAGAGGGAATGGAGCGAACATCAGTCAGGTTACCCTGAGTTTTTTCCGATCCAATAAAGTAGGATATCGCTCGTCCGGTACGAGGATCAAACCGGATACCGTCAAACACAGTCTCATCTGCTTGCATCCCTGCTGGAGTTGCAATGGATTGAGCCTCAATAAGCTGCAACCGAGGTTTGCCGGTCTCTCCTTTGGTCAACAACAAGAACGACTCGCCATCGTAGAACCAGCCGCGAGCAGCTTGTCCCATCAAAGTGCTAAACGACTGCCGAGAACCGATATCGGGATAACGGCTCCAGACATCAAACCACTTTTTGGCTTTGAGATTCCACGCAGAATCACTGGAAGCCGGTTGAACCGAGAAGCTAGATCCAACAGTGTAAGACTCAAACAGGTCTCCGAGTCTGTTTAGAACAGCGTTGTTTTGCTCGAAAAAGCGAGACTTGCGGACAATAGCTTGACGGGTCGCGCTTGTAACATCAAACCGCGCTGAAGTGTAAGAAGTGTCAAGATACGAACGACGCAAAGACTGACCGGCTCCTTCGTATTTGTTTACGGGAGCAGGAAACAGCTTGTCCGCTATGTTTTGAAGGAATCCCATTAGCTCATTCGGGTTGTGGCTTCACGACGGAATTGCGTGAAATCCCCATAATACCGAGTGGTTGAAACCAGAACGGCGGTCAGCATCTTGTTGTAAATCTGGAGATCTGTGGGACTAGCGATCCCATCACCAGAGAGAAGCGTTACAGCGTAAT